ACCAAATACGCATTGGGCTGATGAGCTTGTAGAAGAAGTAGCTAGCTTTCCCTCAGGCGAACATGACGACTTGGTAGACTCCACATCACAAGCCCTTCTTAGGTTTAGGCGTGGCGGGTTTATTCGGCTAGATTCAGATGAGCCAGAAGAGGTTAAATACTTTAAGTCTAAGCGTAATGCGGGGTACTACAATGTTTAAGACCGTTAAATTTTGGTGGAAAGTACGTAAGTTAAATAAAACATTTTTGGCGCAAGCTAGGCATGATTCAATGCTACCACCACATGTTCCACCAACGCTTGATGAAGTAGCATACGCATTAAAAGAATTCAGGATAACCGCAGTTGATCTTAATACCTGCGCGATCACCAAAGTAAACAAAGTAACGTATAGAAACGTAATAAGAAATATTTAGGGCGAATGATGACTACGCAAAAATTTATGGGTAAGGGCCAGTTAATAGATAGGCTTGCTGCTCAGATGGGTAATAGAGATATGGCGATCAAGACGTTACAAGATCGTGGGCATTTGAAAGCAGACGGTAAAACATTCACTGCCGCAGGTGCTAAGCGTAACGATATGACTGCAGAAGAACGTGCAAAAGATAGGGCTGTGAAAAGCCAAGGTGGTACTGCTTCACAGTTTAAATACAATCCAAAAACAAATACAGCTCGTCGAAAAGGTTAATTACTATGGCTATGGAAAAAAGTGTATATCAAGCCCCACAAGGTATTACGGGTGCATCACAAGAACCTATCGAGATAGAGATTGTAGACCCAGAGGAAGTAAATATTCATGCGGGGGGTTTAGATATTAGTATTGGTGTAGATGAGGATGAAAGTTTTAGCGATAACCTTGCTGAAGAAATGTCTGAATCAGAATTGATGGTATTAGGTAGTGAGCTTACCTCCCTATTTGAAGCAGATCAATCCGCACGTAAAGATTGGGCAGATACGTATGTAGAAGGTCTTAAGTTACTTGGCTTGAAGTACGAAGAGACTACAGAGCCTTGGGCTGGTGCTTGCGGTGTGTATCACCCGATGTTAGCAGAGGCCGTTGTACGGTTTCAGTCAGAAGCTATTATGGAAACATTCCCAGCAATGGGGCCGGTTAAGACACAAATTATTGGCAAAGAAACAGGCGAAAAAAGAGAAGCTAGTAGTCGTGTTCAAGAAGATATGAACTATAAGCTTACAGAGCAAATGACTGAGTATCGCCCTGAGCATGAGAAGCTATTATGGAACTTACCACTAGCGGGTTCAGCGTTTAAGAAAGTCTACTTTGATCCTAGTTTAGATCGGCAAGTTGCGATGTTTATCCCTGCAGAAGATTTTGTTGTGCCCTATGGTGCGAGCAATCTGGATACTGCGGAACGTATGACACACATCATGCGTAAGACAAAAAATGAAGTGCGTAAGTTAATGGTAGCAGGGTTCTATAGAGATGTGGAACTTGGTGAGCCTATGGCTGTGCTTGATGATATTGAGAAACGTAAAGCAGAAGAGCAAGGCTTCACAGCTATTAATGACAATAGGTTTCGTATTTTAGAAATTCATGTCGATTACGATCTGCCCGGTTTTGAAGATGAAGATAAACATGGTGAACTTACGGGTATCGCCCTCCCCTACGTTATTACTATTGAAAAGACTTCAGGCAAGGTCTTAGCATCCGCCGTAATTGGTATGAAGACGACACACTTAAAACTAAGAGAGTTCATTTTGTTCATTACCAATATGTTCCGGGGTTTGGATTTTACGGCTATGGTCTTATTCATCTTATCGGGGGTTACGCTCGTAGTGCTACGTCCATTGTTCGGCAGTTGGTGGATGCAGGAACATTATCAAACCTTCCCGGTGGACTTAAAGCACGTGGACTGCGTATCAAAGGCGACGATACCCCCATTAGCCCCGGAGAATTTAGAGACGTAGATGTACCTAGTGGCACAGTAAAAGACAACATTATGTTGCTCCCCTACAAAGAACCTAGCCAGACATTGTTCCAGCTATTCAACCAGATTGTGCAAGAGGGGCGCAACTTCATCTCTGCTGGTGATTTACAAGTCTCGGATATGGGTGGTAATGCCCCAGTTGGTACTACGCTAGCTATCCTTGAGCGCACCCTGAAAGTAATGAGTGCGATCCAAGCACGTTTGCACTATGCAATGCGCCAAGAGTTCCGCCTGCTTAAAGGTATTATTGCTGACTATACCCCAGAAGAATATGAATACGAACCGGAAGAGGGGAGTCGTTTAGCCAAGCAATCTGACTACGATACTTGTGATGTTATCCCTGTTAGTGATCCAAACGCTAGCACGATGGCGCAAAAGATTGTGCAGTACCAAGCAGTACTCCAACTCGCACAACAAGCACCGCAGCTTTATAACTTGCCACTCTTACATCGCCAAATGATTGAAGTACTAGGGGTTAAAAACGTCAATAAACTTATTCCTATGGCGATTGACCAAAAACCTGCTGACCCTGTTACAGAAAATCAAAACATCCTGATGATGAAGCCTGTTAAAGCTTTTAGTTATCAAGACCACGAGTCACATATTGCTGTACATATGGCAGCTATGCAAGACCCCAAGATTATGATGCTGTTACAAAAAAACCCACAAACTCCACAGCTTGAAGCCGCTATGATGGCGCACGTAAACGAGCATATCGGGTTCCAGTACCGCAAAGAAATTGAGAAACAACTTGGCGCTAACTTGCCCGCACAGCAGATGGATGATATGGGTGCGGAGGAAGAAGTTAACATGACCCCTGAGACTGAAGCGCAGATGTCACCAATGCTGGCACAGGCTGCACAACGCCTACTTGCACAGAACAAACAACAAGCCGCACAGCAGCAAGCTCAGCAGCAAGCTCAAGACCCCATCATCCAGATGCAGATGCAAGAGCTTCAGATTAAACAGCAGGAACAACAACGTAAGAACCAGAAAGATCAGTCAGATGCAGCTATCAAGATGGAGCAACTTAAGCTTGAACAAGAACGCCTGCAGTCACAGAACCGTATCGAGGCTGGTAAGTTAATGGCTAATGCACAGATTCAGAACCAGAAAACTAAATCTACTAGCCGTATTGCTGCGGGTAAGATGGTAGTTGATGCTATTAAAGATCAAGCGCATATGCAACACGCAAGTAAGAATAAGGTTACTCCACAACCTAAGGAAACTAAATGACAGAATATGAGTACATCCGCAAAGAACTTCAAGAAGATATAGCGCTTAAAGCGGAGTTCATTGCTGCAGGCAATTGCAAAAGTTTTGACGAGTACAAGCATGTAACAGGGGTTATCCGTGGTCTTACCCTTGCTATAAATTTAATTAAAGACCGTGAGCAAAAAGTAAAGGATTACGATGAGTGAATTATTGATTAGTGACGCTATGGGCAACATTTCCCAACTACCTGAAAAACAGGAAGAAAAAGCAACACAACTCCCACAACCAGCAGGCTATCATATTTTGTGTATGGTCCCCGCAGCAGATAATGAGTATGAAAGTGGGCTAGTAAAGGCTGAACAAGTTCGGCACTATGAAGAAGTTTTATCCCCTGTTCTTTTTGTAGTATCTATCGGTCCTGACGCTTATAAAGATACCCAAAGGTTCCCAAGCGGTCCTTTATGTAAGCAAGGTGACTTCATTCTTATTCGTCCTAACTCAGGTTCACGTATCAAGATTCATGGACAAGAGTTTCGAGTGATAAACGACGATTCAGTTGAAGCAGTAGTTCTCGATCCGAGAGGAATTTCAAGAGCATAAGGAGTTTTAAATGTCTGAAGAATATGGAGCGTCCATCTATAAAGATGGAAAGATGGTTCCGATTGAAGGTGAAAGTGATACCTTTGAGTTTCCTGATGAAGTAGCTGCTAAGGCTAAAGTAAAGGTAAAAGCGGAAGCCGATGATTTTGANATTGAAATTGTCGATGATACCCCTGTAAAAGATCGTGGTCGCAAGGCTATGGCGCAAGCCCCTGANGATGTTACAGATGATGAACTTGACTCNTATGATGAGAAGGTTCAAAAGCGCATCAAGAAGTTGGGTAAGGGTTATCACGACGAGCGTAGGGCTAAGGAAGAAGCTATCCGTATGCAGGATGANGCTATTCGTGTTGCTCAGGTTATGGTTGAGGAGAACAAAAAACTTCAATCACAGCTACATGAAGGTAGCAAAATCTTTATAGAGCAGGGTAAAACTGGCGCGGATGCAGAAATGCTTGCTGCCAAAAAAGCCTTTAAAGATGCTTACGATAGCGGTGACGGTGATGCCCTTGCTGATGCACAACAACGAATGGCGGAAGCTACCCTTAAAGTAGATAGGGTTAAAAATTTACGCCCTATTGAAGTCAAGGAACATCCTGACCATGTGCCCCCTGTTGCTGTAAAACAACAGTCTCAAGACCCTAAATTAACTACTTGGCTCGATGATAACGAGTGGTATGGCGGGGAAAAGGGTGAAGAAGATGAGATGACAGGGCTTGCTATATCTATACATAACCGTCTTTCACGTGAATTTGGTGAAAAATATGTAGGTACAGATGAATACTACGATAAAATTAGTAGTACAATCCGTAAAAGATACCCCGATTATTTCGGGAGCACACTTGAAATTGAAGACAAACCGGTAGAGGCCAAACCTCAAAACCGCGCAAAGCCTGCAGCGAATGTAGTAGCCCCGGCTACTCGCTCTACAGCACCCAAGAAAATTCAACTAACCCCAACGCAAGTGCAGATTGCTAAGCGTCTTGGTGTTCCGCTTGAGTTATACGCCCGTAAGGTTGCAGAACAAATGAATGGAGAAAGATAATGACTAAGCTTGACCGCGAACTAGATTCCCGCACACGTGATGAACGACCAATTGCTGCTTGGGCACCGCCTGAAACGCTACCACAGCCAGATGACCGGCCCGGATGGACACATCGCTATGTTCGTTTTTCTACTTTAGGAGTAGCTGACCCCATGAACCTTTCTGGGAGGCGTAGGGAGGGGTTTGAACCTGTAAAGGCAGAAGACTATCCTGAGCTAATGACCCATGCGTCTATTGACGGGCAATTCAAAGGTTCGATTGAGATTGGTGGTTTAGTTTTATGCCGTGCCCCTAAAGAGAATATGCAACAGCGTAGTACACATTATGCTCAGTTGAATAGCTCACAGATGGAATCGGTTGATAATAATTATTTGAAAGAAAGCGACTCACGTATGCCAATGTTTAAAGAACGGTCTACTAAAGTTACTTTCGGAAAAGGTTCTTAAATTTAATTTCGGAGGTCTTAAATGTCTACAGTATCTGGTCCTTACGGACTAAAACCAATCAATTTGATTGGAGGTCAAGCTTTTAACGGTGGAGTAATCCGTGAAATCCTGATGACCACAAACAACACCGCGCCAATTTTCTTTGGTGATCTGGTCCAAATCGGTGCTGCTGCCGCTGGTCAACCTACGGTTGTTACTACTACCCCTACTACTTCATCTGTCGGTGTTACTGGCGTGTGTGTAGGTGTACGTTACCAACTGGCGGGTCAACAGCTTGGTTATCCTCTGTATGCTCAGTACTTGCCTGTCAACGCAGTCACTGCTGGCTATACAAACATCTACATTCGTGTGATGGATGACCCAGATGCTCTGTTCCAAGTCCAATCTTTGGGCGCAATTACTGTTGCATCTATCGGTAAGACTATCGCGCTGGCTAACTTTACTGGTGGTACTGGTAGTACGACTGGCAATACTGCAACGGGTAACTCAGTTGTTGCGCTGTCTGCTACGGTAGCTAATACTAGTGCGTTGGCTTGTAAGATTGTTGATCTGGTTAACGCCAACTCGACTTTCGGTGGCAACTTCCCATCTAACCCCGGTGATGCTTATACGGACTGTATTGTCAAACTAAACTTTGGCGTACATGCGTATTATCAGTCAGCTGGTACAACTGCTTAATAAGGAGCTAAAAAATGGCTATTTCACGTTCGCAGCTTCTTAAAGAGCTACTCCCCGGACTCAACGCTTTGTTTGGCCTTGAGTATGCCCGCTACGGCGAAGAGCATAAAGAATTGTACGAAATCGAATCTTCAGAGCGTTCATTTGAAGAAGAAACGAAATTGTCTGGTTTCAATGCTGCTCCAGTCAAGTCTGAAGGTGCCGCTATCGCTTATGATAATGCACAAGAAGCATGGACTACTCGCTACTCGCACGAAACTATTGCACTTGGCTTCTCTATTACTGAAGAAGCAATTGAAGATAACCTGTATGACTCACTGTCTGCACGTTATACCAAGTCTTTGGCTCGTGCTATGTCCTATACCAAGCAAGTAAAAGCTGCTTCGGTTCTGAACAACGGCTTTACAAACTCATCAGCCTACTACGGCGGCGATGGCGTACCCCTGTTCAGCACTGCTCATCCTTTGGTTAGTGGCAATACTAACTCAAATACCCCATCTACTGCTGTTGACTTGAACGAGACTTCGCTCGAAGCCGCAATCATTCAAATCGCTGCATGGACGGATGAGCGTGGTCTGTTGATTGCTGCAAAACCTAAGAAAATGGTGATCCCACCTGCTCTGCAGTTTGTTGCTACTCGCCTGTTGGAAACCAAACTCCGTGTTGGTACTAACAGCAACGATATCAGCGCGATCAACAACAACGGTTCGGTTCCTGAAGGTTACATTGTTAACCACTTCTTGACTGACGTTAATGCTTGGTTCTTGCTTACTGATGTGCCTAACGGTCTGAAGCACTTTGTCCGTACACCACTCCAAAACTCAATGGATGGGGATTTTGACACCGGCAACGTTCGTTATAAAAGTAGGGAACGGTACTCATTTGGTTGGAGCGATGCCCTCGGCGCTTGGGGTTCAAGTGGTTCGTTTTAACTAAAAGCCTTGTAAATCAAGGGCTTAGCGGGGCCTCCACTCACAAGGTGGGGGCCTTTTTCTTTTTGCGCGGGTATAAAAATCCATTACCTGTAGCGTAACCCAATAATTTAATTTTCGAAAAGCGTTACGAAAAAACATTTGCCAATCCCCATCCATAGTATTATAGTCTTATTAACCCTTAAGGAGAAGTAAATGTTTTATGTATACGTTTATTACGACCCCCGCCCCCTCAAATTAAACCAACCTGTATATGTAGGTAAAGGAACAGGGGATAGAGATATATCTCATTGGTCACGAGGTTCGCACAACAAACCCTTTCAAGACTTCATATCACACTTAAAACAGCGGAATCTTATTGCCGTGTGTGAACGAGTTTTTGAAACTAAAATAGAAGAAGAAGCCTTTGTTAAGGAAATTGAGTTAATTAAACTATATGGGCGTAGGGATTCAAAAACAGGTACATTATTTAACCGCACTGCTGGCGGTGAGGGGGCAAGTGGGGCAATACGTACTATAAAAGAAAAAACGGTAAACCGTAAAAAAACGTTAGATAATTGGCAGCGCCCNGAATATCGAGCAAAAGTTGTAGCCGCACAGACCATAGCCCAAAATACCCCTGAAGCTTTAGCTACCAAGTCTGAAAACAGCAAGAAGTTATGGCAGGAACAGCCTGAAGTAATGAGTAACGCTATCAAAGCCGCACGTAGTACCAAAGAATCTAAAGCCAAAACTAGTCAGCAGGCTAAGGCACAGTGGGCTGACCCCGAATATGCGGCTAAACAAACTGCTAACAATAAAGAGATTGCTAACCGAGAAGAGGTAAAAGCCGCTAAGAAAGCAGCAGCAAAGGCATTGTGGGCAGACCCAGTATGGAAAGCAAAAATGATGGCGGCGCGTAACGCAAAGTCTCCGACCACGCTTAAGATATAATCAATACCAACATGGCTCACCCCTCTGCAGAAATGTACGGGTGGGTTTTCTTTTGCAAAAATACTTGCACCTATTCTAAATTAGTGTATTATTAGCATATCTGGGATTTTAACCTTACCGCACTGCCCCAGCAGACGATGCAACGATTGGTGAGGTTCTTTTGCATAAGGAAGTAATATGGCTCGCGCAACCTTTGAAGGTCCAATTTTATCCGGCGATAAGCGTTTTGGTCCTTTTCGTAACGTTGGATATTCCCAATTAGTACAGAACATTGATTTAGATTTCTCAAACACAGTAGCCGGTACCCCTACATATGGTGGTAGCGCGGGTGTTTTTGCCGTTTCTAATAATATTCCCAACATCGCCGGAGTTGTATATCAACCTTCAGCAAGTGTTTTCCCCTCTGTAGTCCAGACAATTCCTGCTGACACAGCTACCAACATTTACCGTGGTGCAGTATTGTATGTGCCAACAGGTTCTGACCTCGATAATATTTACGCAGATACCTTAGCACTAGTTGCCGTTGCTGGTGGTTCTGCTGCGATTACTTCGCAAACTGTGTACGTATCGAACAACTATACCGCCGCCGCTGGTACCCCTACATATTTCGCTACAGGTGCAGTTTCAGCTATCGGTCGCCAAGCACTTGCTACATTTACCGCTACACAGCTGGGTAACCAAACAGCTACGTCTACAGACATCTTGCAAGCAAACGGACATGCGAACGTATCTCAAATTGTTATTACCATTGCTATTGTTGGTACGGCACTGGATACACGTACTTCACTGACTGGTAAATATAACTTCACCCTGCAATACTCACAGCCAGATAATAACATCGGTAACTTGACAACGTACCCATATGGTAACTTCGACTAATAGTCTTTGGGGCTTCGGCCCCGTTTTCATTGGAGATTAATTATGTCAAAAACTAACTACAGCCCTACATTCCCCATGTTCCCCGGCGATGCCGTGGTTATTGTTCCCAGTGACACTGTACGCCTTCTGACCAACGCGGTTATTTATGTGGGTGGTGGTGGCAACGTTACCGTAACGACCGCACAGGGTACTAAGCTGGCCTTCACAGGCGTACTTGGTGGTGGAGTAATTCCTGTTCAGGTCATTCAGGTTTGGTCAACAGGCACAACTGCAACCAGCATGGTTGGGATTTACTAATGTCATTCGGATTCGCTCTAGCTCTCCCTGCGCTACAGCAGAATTCGCTGTACGCCACAATCATGTCATTGTTTGCTGACGGTAGCCAAGGTGTTTGGTATGACGATAGCAATATGTCTACGCTGTTTCAAGACTCGGCGGGGACTACGCATGCTGTGCTGGAATCGCCTGTCGGTAAGCAGCTAGACCTATCTGGTCGAGGCAATCACCGCTCACAAGCCACCTCAGCTAACCGGCCTTTGCTGTCGGCTCGATATAATTTGTTGACTAAGACTGAGGATTTTAGTAATGCGGCGTGGAGTAAAACTGCCGCAACAGCTACAGCAAATTCAACTACTGCTCCCAACAACACTAATACAGCTAATCTTTTAACTGAAGATGCAACTAATAATACCCATGTAGTCATTCAAAATCAAAACGCATCCGCCTCTGTTTCATACACCACAATTGCATATTTTAAACGTGCAACAGGAACTCGTAACGGGTATATACAAGTAAATAATAACGGAGGCGGTGTTGGCGGTGCTTGTTTTGCATGGTTTGATCTTGGTTCAGGTGTTGCTTCTGCGGTAACAGATTTAGTTGCGGGGTTAACTAGCCAAAGTGCATCAATGGTGCTTGTGGCGAATGATTTTTATAAATGCACGTTAGTTTTAACTACTGTGGCAACAACAACAACGCTTAGTGTTGTTTGCGGAATTTATAATGCAGCAAGAAGTTATTTAGGCAATGGCACAAGCGGCATCTACATTTGGGGTGCAGACCTACGACCAACAGACCAAACCGTAACCCTCCCCGCATACCAGCGCGTAGACACAAGCACAGTCTATGACACAGCAGGGTTTCCCCAATACATCAAGTACAACGGCTCGAATCAATTCCTCTCGACTTCAAGCGTTGACTTTACTGCTACTGCTCAGATGTCGGTGTTTGCGGGGGTGCGGAAATTAGCAGATTCAACGTACCAAATGCTTGCTGAATTAAGTGTAAGCACTACATTAAATAGCGGAACATTTGTTTTGGGAACAAGCGGCACAACACCAACTGATTTTTTTGTTGCAGTAAGGGGAAGTTTTCTTTTATACGGTGACTCATCATCATTTCCTGCCCCAAAAACCAAAACATTAGCTGAATTTATAGATTTAACTCAATCTGTAAATGCTTCAATTGTGCAGTTAAAAGTCAATAACTCATCCGCAGCAATTACGTTTGTTGGTTCAGTAGCAGGAACGGTCAATTTTGGCAACTACCCTTTATATTTTGGCGCAAGGGCTGGGTCATCTTATTTTCTCAACGGTCAAGAATACCAAATGATCATCGTCGGCAAAACCCTGACAGCAGCGCAGATTGCTGCTTCTGAGGCGTACACAAATTCTAAGACCAAGGCTTATTAAATGATGAACTTCGGACAAGCAATAGAAGTATTGAAAGCTGGTGGCAAAGTTGCCCGTCAAGGCTGGAACGGCAAGGGTATGTGGTTAATCCTTATTCCGGGTTCTACAGTTACGTTACGCCCAGAATCTCCATACGGAAAAGCATTGCCTGATCTTATTGAGTGTGAAATATTGCCCCACATTGATATGTGGACGGTTAACGCTCAAGGTCGCAAAGCCATGCTTCCCGGATGGCTTGCAAGTCAAACAGATATGCTGTCAGAAGATTGGGAATCAGTATGAGCAACTTCACACAAAGCACAGTAATCATCGCAGCCCAAGATCAAGCAGCAGCACAGGCAGATATGGGTGCAGACTTCTTTACGACTGGTGCGTCACCGACAGGGGCTGAACCTGCTACGAATTATTTCAGCGCAGGCCCTTGGTCAAACACTGAGATGAACCAAATGGCGAATTCAGTCGCATGGGCAAAGCTGATGTACTTCGGTACTGACTGGCAGGAAGCTCTGGCTGTTAATAATTTACAGATGATAACAGGAGCGATTAATGGCTAAAAAAGCTCCGGTTCTCGCAATTGGTCGTGGTGAAAAACTACCTACAAAGCAAGGTGCTGGTTTGACCGCAAAAGGCAGAGATAAATACAATGCAGCTACAGGCTCTAACCTAAAAGCCCCACAGCCCGAAGGTGGGCCTCGTAAAAAATCATTTTGCGCCAGAATGAGTGGTATGCCCGGCCCTATGAAAGACGAGAAAGGGAAACCCACCCGTAAAGCAGCAAGCTTAGCAAGATGGAAATGCTGATGAGCCTAGATAACCTAACTAAAGACGAAATCTTAGATACAGTTAAAGAAGCGATTAAAGATGCGGTTGCTGAAATAGCCCCATTATCTGCCGAAGAAACTAGATGGGTTAGGATGGCGATAGAAA